GAACAAGAGGTTCACCATATGCAGGGACAAAAGAGCTTGAATATTTATCAAAGCCTTCAATCCGCTTATATCCACCATCAGTGGAAGGCTCAAAGTTCTTCAACAGACGTGCGCTACCGGGAGCTTGCAAGCCCTGCTGCAACGGTGACAAGTTGGTAACTAAACCACCGCTGAATTGAAAGGGATAGGTTTGCCATGCGTCAGCCATTACTTAACCCTGTCTCCGAAGTTGGAAGCTCTAGAAGGTTGCACCATGCCTGATCGCATGTATGTATATCGGTTGACCAACATAGTGCGCATACGCTTAATGCCTTCGTCAAACTTAGCCTTGGCAATAGAAGCAGATTGTTCATTGCCCCTAAACATATATGCATAGTGCATTGCACCATCGACAATTACATGCCTAAAGCGTTCTGGAATATCTGGCACATCGTCAAAGATTTCAAGATCTACAGGGATGCGATAGTATTCGTAGAAGATTGTGTAGGCTTGATCAGGTGCTGGCACAATGCCATATTCCAAACTAGGTGCTTGGAATACAGAAGAAGGTGGTCCACGCTTTGATGTATCAGTTGTATATTCCTGATCGATGTTGTTCTTTAGATAATCATCATAAGAAAGCACAGATAGATTGACAGTGTTATTGCCAAAGGTTGAACTTTCTTTAATGCGGAAAGTGTCAAAGTCAATGGTGTTGGCATCGCTAGGAAATGCATAACGAGTAGTACCAGCAGTTAACACTTCTTCAGCTAATACATGGTTGAAAGGCCATTCGTAATGTGTGTGGTTGATGTCACGGATGGCAGAGTTGACAGCATCCTTGTTGTGAGCATAGAAGCCTGTAGCTGTTGGGAACGTGCTAGATGTGAGTTCAACTTCGTTGAGTCGTCTATTCACTTCATTAACAAGACCGATATAGTTGTATGCCATTATTGTTCCTTGATGCGCAGTCTAATAACTCGCTCAGCTGTACTACCTGTATTGTCTGACATAGAGCAATAGAATTTATATTCAGTGTTGTTAGTACCAAGACCAAGATTGATTGTAGCTACGCTGCCACTAACCGTTTGTGAAACGTTCTGAATACCATTGACAGTGTTGCCAGCTGTAATAGCTGTCTTCACACCTGTGGCATCATCAACATACCAAGTCACTGAGGCAATGGCTGCACCACTCAACCAGCGTGACCAATCAACGCTGTAATCAAGCACTTCGTTTTGATCTTTATTGGGCCATCTAAATGACATAGTTTTCCTTATGCAACCCTAACGCTTCTATCAGCGGAGGTAGTCTTTCTATACATGTACGTTTTACGTGGCATACTCGACACATCTACAGTACGTGTCGATGTATTAGATCTATTAGCGACATATACTGTTCTGTCTTCTGCATTTACTAACACTGTACGCTCTTTACCTGTGGACTTTCTATCCACATATACAGTGCGCATTCTACTATATAAGTTTGCTACAGCATTGTAATCAAATACTACAGTGGTAACAGTTACAACACCTAGTGCAGTTGTAGCAGAAACACCGTCAAAGGTTGGTCTAGCATTCTCTCTAATTGAGACATCGCCTACATCACCCGTTGCAAAGACACCAGATACTTCAAATAAGCTGTTGGCATTTACGACAACACTGCCAAGTAACATTGTTGTCTGCACACTAACACTTGCAATGTTAGCTTTAGCAACAATTGTTAGACTGCCCACACTTAATGTGGCTTCTAATCCATCAACAGGAATTCTGTTAATTGACCGAACATCTGGTGTACCAACAGCACCAACAGATGCAGAACCTACAGCAGCTACAACAGCCTTGGCTACAACAGCTAGGCTACCTACAGCAAGGGTGCTAGAAACGCCTGTAACGGGTGTTACAGCCCTTGCAACCACTGTCAAGCCACCTACGGAGCCTGTGGCAGCGATGCCTGTTAATTGAACTGCGACATTTGAAATGCCATATCTATCAACACCGTATACTGCATTACCGTAAACAGCGCCTTGATCATAAGAGGCAAAGTCTCCTACCGCATAACCAGTATTATAATATCCAACTTCTACATATTGGTCAGCGTATGCCATTGGAAATTAAGACTTAATAAGCCTCAAAAATGATAACGCCTTGCGCCCCAGATGAGGTGCTGCTTACACCGTGTACGCCGCCAGCGCCGCCACCATACATTGATCCAGCAACGCCGCCATGACCAGTTGCACCTACAGCGCATCCACCAGAACCAAAGCCCGGGCAATTTCCACCAGCACCAGAGAAATTATTTGCTATGGTAGTTCCAGAACCGTAAGAATTACCGCCAGAACCGCCGACAATGTTTATGTCTCCACCAGATGCTGTTCCACCAGCAGGGCCAGTTGTAAACGAGTTTGCGTAAACTGTTGTAGTGCCATCATTACCTCTACCGCCCGTGATTGTTGTGATTGTTAGCGTACCAGATGAAACAGTAGCTGCGCCGCCACCTAACAAGTTATATGTCAAAGTCTGTCCCGCAGTCATTGCAAGCCATTTAATTGCTACGCCACCGCCACCAGCGCCCGTTGATCTACGACCTGATGCACCACTTACTAAACCTCCAGAACCAACACAAGTAACTTTTACCCACTGCGTATTAGCAGGAGCTGTGTAAGTTGTATTATCTCCCACGGTAAATACATCAACTTGTTTCGGGGCATATGAAATATTAACAGTTCCAGTAAGCCCGTTAACCGATGTAACAGCTTCGGTGTTATCGACCTTCTCCCAAACGCTACCGTTAAAGATAGCCCAATCGCCAACTTTCCAATCGGTGATGCCGTTTAAGTTTGTTGAGCCAGCAACGCTGACAACGTAGTAGTAACCCTTAGTACCAACGCTGGAGGTTAATGTTGGCGAGTTGGTCGTTGCGTTCCATGTTCCTTGGTAGCTTACGCCGCCTGTGAGCGAAGATGGGAGTTGCGCCAAGGGTACAGTACCACCAGCGTCTAAAGTGGCAGCACCAAGGGCAGAACCAGCGGCTAAGACAGCAGCAGAGCCAAGGCCAAGGTTAGTTCTAGCATCTGAGGCAGTTGTCCCACCTGTGCCGCCTCGGTTAACCGCAATGGTGTCTGTGGTTTCAACCTTGCCTGTATTCAGGTTTGTAAAGTTTGCATCCACCTCTGCATGAGTTAGAGGCGAACCCTTACCAGAGCGTGTGACGATGGTAGACATATTTATGCGAGTCGGACAATAGCGTTGCTTGCGTCAGCTGCTGGGAATTGCACAACAAAGTCACCGTTGGTAGAGGTTTTGTCTCCACCAAAAGAGATGACAGCCACGGCATTAGTTGTACTAGAGCCACCGTCCGTTGTTGTGTTATAGATAAGAGCACCAGCTGCAGTGATCGTTGCGCTAGCAAATGTAGCATCTGCAAAGTCAATGAAGGCTGTAGTGCCACTAGATGTAGGATCGATGTTTGTCAGTGTAGCTCCACCAGCTGTATAGCCTGTACCAACCACTTCGTTAGAAGTTGTGTAGTTGGTGGTTGCAGCATCTAACGAAGCCGATGATGTGTACAAAGCAATCTTGAAAGTGTGACCGCTAGTTGTGTTGAAGTCGTGCTTACGCTCCAACAATTCTTTTTTAAAGCTTGTGCAAAGTGCAGAAGTAATAGCCATTAGAGAACCCTCTTAATTTAAATAAAACGCTCTCTAATAGAGCATACAAACAATAAAGGGGCGACCTCAATTATGAAGCCACCCCTTTGATTTAACTAGCTATTAAGCCAATTGTTCACGGTCAACGGAGGCAGCAGCAGGGCGACCATCGATGTCCATCAACACAGCCCACACACGCACAACACCAGAGGTAGGTGCAGTGGTAGCAGTTGCGATGAGCAAGTCGATAGTGTCGGCAGTTGCATTCACGATAGGCTGGTAAGCAGCAGCGTTTTGTGCATAAGCACCAGCAGCGGCAGCGTCAGCATCAAAGCCATCGATAAAGTTGTCGGCTTCAACGCCAGTCACGCCCAAGTCGAAAGTTGTATCGTTAGATTCGCCACCCAAAACGGTGATAACTTCAATACCAGCATTCAAGATGAGGGTGTTAGCGGGGACGTTGATACATTCGATAACGTCAGCAGCAGCCAAGGCGCTGCCTTTAGCAGTTGCAGCAGCAGCGAAGTCGATGCTCACATCAGCCAAGTAAGGGACGGAGCCAACAATGCGACCAGCAGTTTTGCCAGAAGCCAGAGTAGTAACAGTAGCCATTTTATATTTCCTTTTAAGAGTAGTAGAAAAGGGAGAGCGTTTTAAGCTCCCCCAAATTCAATTAGGCAGCGTTGTACTTTGCAGTAACAAGGGCTTCCGGACGAAGGATCTTACGACCATACAAGTGCATACCACGGACGATGTCAGCGAAGCTGTCAGGGTCACGATAGCTTTCAGTCTTGGTGATTTGCTGAGCAGTTGCCACAGCAGAATCTTGACCAGCGCAGATCACACCGAAGTTGGTGTTCTGGTTAGCAGTACCAGTAGTACCGGGACCAGTGCCAATCTTAGGCAGGTTGTTAGACACATACACACGGAAGCCGTGCAAGTTGTTCAACACCAAACCGTTTTGCAAGCCTGAACCACCAAAGTCACCGTTCAACAAACGGCTGTCTTCGTCTTTCAAGAGTTCCAAGAACACTGGGTCCACGACCAACCAACGGCCTTGGGTGTCAACGAATTGTTGATCCAACAAACGACCCATACGAGCGATCACCATCAAAGGAGATGCGACATCGGTAGGCATGGTGGTAGCACCGGGCAAACGTGGCAGAAGCTGTAGTGATGTTACCGAAGCTGCCCTTCTTGAGCTTCATAGAAGCCAAGAGTTCGTCAGAGCCAGCAGCAGTCACGGCCTTAGTACCAGAAGCGGTAGTGCGAGCTGTGTCAGCGTTGACATGCTTGGCAGACTGAGCAAAGCCAGTCAAGTAACCCAACACGTCTTGGTCATACTGGTCACGCAAGCGATAAGCTGCACGGTCAGATGCCATAGTCATGAAGTTCACATGAGAGTGAGCGGCTTCGATGTCGTCAATTTTGAAAGCGTAGTAGTTAGCTTGGTCAACGACCAAGGTGAAGTCTTCGTCATTCAGGTCTTGTGCTGTGATTTGTGTACCACGAGCATACGACTGAACGCTAACTTCTGGCTCTTTAATGATTTTCACGCTGTCGCCCATTTGAGCGATTTCGCCGAAATAGTCGTTGTTGGTGATTGCTTCGATTGTCGAAGCTTTACGGAATGCAAGTTGTACTTGCTTCGAATAGATTACGGGACTAAAATTGCCATTGGGCAAATTACCGTGACCGGCTACTGATGGAAATGCCATGATGTATCCTCCTAAGATATTAAATTGGGCATATATAAATACGCTCACTTTAGTTCAGCAGGGCCATCTAACATCAGGTACACACTTATTAGAAATCTAGAGTATCTAAAAAGTGTGGGCTAACTAGACTGGGTGATCTGTTCACTTACAGTTTTGCGTTACAGTTAAATGCACAAAGGGTAGACTTTTGCAAGTGTCCTTGTGCAAAGAACAGGACTGAGAAACCCCAATCCTGTATAAAGTTATAGCATAACTTTGCTACGTGTCAACAATTATCGTGCATTACCACTAATATCGTACACAAATTTACCAGACTGAATAGCCTTTTGAATAGCTTCTTGGTTCTTCTCGTACTGTTGTGAAGTCATTTTATTGACAGCACTCTCGTAGATTACACCAGCTTCATCGCTATTCGAAGGTGACGAAGCACCACGGCGAGTACCTACAGACTGCGCAACATCACGGTCTTGATTGGTACGGGGCTTGTTAGTCTTGCCCATGTCAGACTTGTACAGGTCGATGGCACGAGCTGCAGCTTTGGCATCCGTGTCGTTTTCATACAACGCATTCTGTACCCACTTAGGTTGATCTTCAACCCAATCATGGAAGCTATCTGTGTCTCGGATCTTATCAAAGTCGGGATGCATCCTCAGCAACTCAGCCTCAGCTTTGTCACGAGCAGTTTGCATTTCACGCTCATCCAAAGTTTTCATGCGATCTTTGAACTCTTGATTTTCTTCACGAATCTTCTTCAGCGCAATTGTTTCAACAATCTTAGCTACATCAGGATACTGAGCAGCCCATGCATTCAACTCATCTTCGCTCTTTGGAAGCTTGATTTGCTTCTCTGTGCTTTGTGTCAGCTGACTACGCAGCTCATCAATCTGAGTTTGTAGCTGAGTTTGTTGTTGT